TACATCGGTGCCTGCAAGCTCTGCGCCTGCGAGTCCCGCTACGGCGAGGAACTGTCGATTCCTGATCCCGCCCTCCAGCATCAGAACGCCATGCTGCACCGCGTGGCGATCTTGGCGGTAGAGGAGGCGCGGCGAATCGTTCTGGCGGAAGGCTGGACAGAATACAACCACCTCGCTCTCCTCGCCCGCAACATTGCCAAGCGCGAACAGCTGCCCGCCACGCCCGACGATGGCGCAGAGCGCCCATTGCCCTCACCAGGGATGGACGCGCCTGCGCCCGACGAGAGGCAGGCGATGCCTGCGCAGCGACTGCTGAACCGATGCGAGGAAGTCATGCTTGCCGCCGAACTTAGAATGGTCGGGCCATACCCTCACGGATGGCATGACGTACTGCGTGACCTGAACAACCTCCTTCGTCCCGCAGAGCGCGAGCCGGTAACACAGGGCTTCCGCCAGGACGCCGAGAGCCTCAGCGCGCTACACGCTGACGCGGAGGGGGCGACGGAGCAACCTAAGCTGCAAGCCACGCCACTGTTCGCGGAAAAAGCGGCGGCTCTCGCGCCGGAGCGCCGGCCGCCCTCCCTCCTCGACCGCGCGCGCGAGATGCAGGCGACGCTACGGGAGATCGTGACGAAGGCGGAAGCGTGTGTGCAGTGCAGCGAGCCGCTGCTTCTTGGCGGCCATCATATGAACGCCATCATGTGGGGCGGTGGCCATCCGTACGAGCCCCGCAACCGCAACCTCCGCGACCTCGCCGCTGCCATGCGCGACAACATGGACGAGCTGCTGCGCGAGCTGGAGGCGATGGGATGAGGCGAATAGAACTGATCTGTCCAGAATGCAAGTCCTTACGCCGCCATCATCGACGCCAAGCTCACGGAGGGACTATGAGCGAGCCACAGACCTGCGCTGTTTCCTGGTGCCGCCACGCGGCGCACGGCGACGCGAAGTGCACCGCGCGCAACTGGAAGATGGCGGGTATGCATTGGTGCGCGTGCTACGGCGAGGCGGCGCAAGCCGCTTACGAAGAACGTGTGCGCGAGCGCGTCTCATGAACGCTGCGACGACCAAGGAGCTGGACGTTATTGACGCGCACGATGCCGCGCTAGTGGCCGAACAACGAGAGCACACGCGGACCGGGCTGATCGCTCGGCTTGTGGAACTGGCGGGGTTGCGCGAGACGCGCGACCAGTATGACCGCTCCTACAAGGACAAGAGCAGGCCCGTACACCTGTACCTGGAGGCGAACGACGGCGACGTGCTCTACGACGGCGAGCACAACCTGGAGGCGCTGTTGGCCTCAGGTGGAAGCTCCCTCGAATGGGACTCGAAGACGATGGCGGACGACGCTGACGGGCTGGGCGATCTTGCCTGGCTCGCGCGTCGAGGCCTGCTGGACTTGAAAGCGAAGGCGCTCAAGGAAGAAGCGGCCAAGACCACGGAGGACGGCGGGCGGGCTCAGCAAATACTGAAGCGCTGGACGTGGGCGGGAAGCCGCTCGCCCCGGTTCCTGATTCGGGAACGGATGAAGTGATCGCGTGGCGCTCGCGACGCTTCAGGAGTAAGAGCGATCCGAAGCACTGGCATCGGGTCGAGTACAACCGCAGGGACGGGATCGCCGTCTGTACCTGCTTGGGCTATCAGCGACACGCTCGCTGTTGGCATCAAAGGAGAGTTTTGAAGATGGACCAACAAACACAGGCGCTCACGGTTACGCGCCCCTCGCTCCTGCCGAGCGTTGACGAGATCAAGGTGATGCGCGCCCTCGCCAACGACTTCCTGCAGGCGAAGGGCAAGCTGTTCCCGAACGCGATCGACTCGCCGGCGATGCTGTACGGCATCATCGAGGCCGGTCGCGAAGTCGGCATCTCGCCGATGGCGGCGATCCGCGAGGTGTTCGTGGTGAACGGGCGCACCGAGCTGTCGGCGAAGGCGATGGAGGCTGTCGTGATGGCGCGTGAGCCACAGGCGCACTTTGTCTACGAAGTCGAGACTGCCGACCAGTGCAAGATCGTCCTGCACCGACCAGGCAAGCAGCCCTGTACATCGGAGTACAAGCTGACCGACGTCCCCGCGAAGCTCAGGAGCAAAGAGACGTGGAAAGAGTACGGCATCGACATGCTCCGTTGGTTCACCCTCAAGCGCCTCTGCCGGAAGGGAGGCGCCGACCTGATCAACGTCACGGATGGCGTGAGCATCGGCGCGGCTGCGGAGATCATCGAGTCCACCGACTACGACATCGAGGGCACCGCCGTGGAGGTAATACCGCCGATGCAGGTACAGGCACCGGCACCGACGCAGAGCGCACCCGTCGAGGACATGCAGATCGACCCTGGAGCAGATGCCCCGTTCCTCTCGCCCACGGGCCAGCTCGATTGGGCGGAGTTCAAGGGCTACCTGGCCCCGTCGAAGATCGCGGCCCGCGAGCTCGTCGCGGCGATGGGCCTGCCGCCCGCCACGGAAAAGGTGCTGCCTAAAGACCTGCTCTCGTGGCGCTTCGCCGAGCCTGGCCGGACGCTGATCGGCCTGCTGGAGAGCATCGTCGCAGCTCGCACGCCGGCCCCGGCCACGGACACCGACGCAGGAGCCAAGCAGCCCGAGCTAGTAGAGGAGGAGATCACCGCATGACCAACCCAGAGACGCAACAGTACATCGCCCTACTTCGCCGCGTGATCCGCCAGCTCGAGCGCGGGGAGCTGGTCGTCGACGAGTGCGACGTAACGGCGGAGCCGGTCGCCACGGGCGCGACCGACCGCTACGGGCTACCGCGCCACGAATCGCGCATCAGCGCGCTCACGATGCGCCTGGGGGCACTAGGAGCCCCACAGGCGGCAGGAGAACCGCACGGAAAGGACTGACCATGTCCCTCGATGTTCCGGGAGAAGTCACGAAGATGAACGTCAAGACCAAGAAGTTCGAGGAGAAGGGCGAGGACGGCACGAAGTACCAGGGCGTCCAGCGCATCGGCGAGGTGACGATCCAGTTCGACGCGGACGAGGTGAACGTCGGCGAGATCGCCAACCTGATCAATGGGCGCTACTCGATGCTCTCGCTCTCCGACCCGAAGATGCCCCTCGACTGAGCCGCCATGCTAGCAGGGAAGCGCAGCAGGGCAAGGAAGCCATGAGCGACGCAACACTTGTAACGGCGTCTCTGAAAGCGCGAGCCATCTTAGGTGCCATCCCAAACTCAGGATACCCAGATGGTGACGGCGGGGTTATGTTCCCTGCTCAAGTTGCAGGGCAGCTAGACACGGCGGTTGCCGCTGCGCAGGGCCGCATCGCGGTTCTGGAAGCAGCACTGCTAGAGCTTGCGAAGATGGCTGATTTTACCCAAGGCGACCATCTCTTCGGCTTTACCGATAACACTGAGGCGGTGTTGCGAGAACTACTCGACAAGGGGAAGCCATGACCCAGCGCCAGGTCCTCGACCGCGTGCACCGTCTCACGCTGGAGCACTAGGAGGAAATGAACATCACCTGCCGTTACCTCATGGTGCGCTGCGAGCGAGCGCTGGCGACGGATGTGCGGGCAGAGGAGGCGGTGACAGCGTGACAGTAATCAAGCTCGGCAAGGGAACACTCGCCGCGAAAGGAGCGAACACGATGACAACCGAAGAGGTCACGACAACTGAAGAGACGGCGGTGGCCGTCGCAGAGAACACCCTGCCCGCGCTGCCCGCCATGCGAGCGATCATCGCGCCGCCTGGCAACTTCCAGAGCTACATGGAGAAGCTGTGGAAGGAAGCGCACGAGCGGATTTGGGCAGCCGAGAGGAGCGCTAAGGAAGCCGAGCAAGCTCTCGCCGTCGCTCGCGAAATGGACAGCGACGAAGACCCTGGCAATCAAGAGGGCAAGTGGAGACGCCAGCTTGCGCGTCGCCGCAGGAACATGAAAGTCGCCGTCGCCTTCCGCGATGCGCTCCAAATAGGATACGTGCCTCTTCCGAGGATGCCAGCGGTTAGTCTCCGCTGGGTCGATGAATTGATGCCCGCCGATGTACTGGACGCGATGACAGAGGCCGGGGCCGCAGGTGTCTTCGATGAGTTCCGCGTGGTCAATGGCCGCGAGGCTGATCACGGAGGCTGGCCACAAAGCTCCAGCGGGCGGGCATATCGTGATCCAATTCTTGTCGGCATGATCGGCAACGAGATGTTCGCCGTCGCGTGGTGGCGCTGAGCCACGCCATGAGCGACCCACTACGCGACGCCTGCGACGCGGCTGCGGCAGAGATTCGTGCGCACATCGGTTTCCCCGAAGCGGGCTACGAACAAGTGGCCGCTGATTGTGTCTACGTTACACTCGCGCCGCTGGTCGCCGAGCACGACGCCGCGCGCGAGCGGCTGGTGAGTGCAGGGGGGCACGTTGCGCGGCGATTAACATTGAGGCGGTTCAGAAGGAGCGCCGGCGACGTGCAGGCACTGGAGGCGTGGCACGCCGCCTCCGCGCCGTTCAGCGAGCCCACGAGCGAGGGGGCGTGATGGCGCGGACGCGCAAGCGGCAGCTCGCTGCTATTGGCTGGGTCGTGATGGGGCCTGATCCGCATCTCGCTACGTGCCAGCGCTGCGGCAAGCAGGAGTCGATGCCTGCGCTACCGATGCCGCTCGATGCGCTTCCGCCGTTGCTCGAACATGTGATGCTCTTACACGCTCTTTGTGAGGAGGAGGCGTCGTGATGCTGCCCGCCGAGCACTCACCATCTCGCTGTGTTCACTGCTGGCACCCGACCCACAAGCGAGGCTACGAGCGTTGCTGCAAGTGCCTGAACGAGCGAGGGAGCAAGTGAAAGTCCCCAAGCGCAACGTCTCGTCCGTCTGGTGCGGAGCGATGCCTCGCGTAGGTTCAGGGCGGCACATGCGGTTCTGCGCCGCCTGTCGCCGCGTGAAGCGGCTGTATTGGCAGGTGGTGGCTCAGCAAAGGAGCGCGGGATGAGGCGAACCGATGGCCACAAGGCGGGTTGCCAGAATCCCAAGGATGTGCGAGCGCTGGGTTGGGGCGCACGGCGCGCGGGAATCATGATTATCCCCGTGGAATGCAAGAGCTGCGGCGCGCATCTCGACGTGGCCTACGAATGGTACGGAGACAATGAGGAGCAAGGGAGCGCGGGATGACGGCGCGCAACGTGCTCGACAAGGCGATGAGCGAGGACGAGTACGTGGCGCAGATCATCGACCTCGCCGAGACGTGCGGTTGGTCTGTTTGGCACGACAACGACTCGCGCCGTAACGATGCTGGGTTCCCGGATTGGGAGTTGCTCAGGGGGCCGGACATGCTCCGGCTCGAAGTGAAGTCCGAGACAGGCGTCGTGCAGCCCGCTCAGCGGGCATACATCGCACGGTTGCAACAGATCAAGTTTGTCTATGCGGCTGTCGTGCGGCCCTCTGATGCTGACGAGCTGTTCCGCGTACTGAAAGCGAGGACCAGGGAGTGACCTTAATGCCTCCTGTGAGTGCGGCGAACAGATCATGATCGCCGCGGAGCCGTTCAAGGAGGACGACGATGGAGCAGATATGTGATGGCTGCTCGCTTGCGAGCGCCGACGCTGAGTTCGACGACTGCGAATATTGCGGCGGGCACTTCTGCTTTGACTGCTACTCGCAGTACCACGGCTCGAACTGCGAGGAGCGTGACACTGGAGCACAGAGCTGAGGTTCGCCGCCGCCCTGCTCTGCGCGATAGTCGCGGTGGGCACGGTGGCCACGGGAGACGGAGGGAACGATGGAGCAAGCAGCGGAAATCATGTTGTACGCGCTGGCGGCGATTGGGGCGTGGCACTTGGTCGGCCTGGAGCCGATAGTGCCGTGGCTACGTCGACGCCGCGCCCAGCGCACCCAGGCGGGCGTCGCTTATGGCGGTAACTATGTCCGCCTGCCAACGGTGCGCCTCCTCGCCGACCGCGTAGACGACATCGCCCTCCTCAAGCGCTGCCTGGAGGCGCTAGGAAGAGATGGCCACCGTTTTCCCGCGAACCACAACCACATTGGGCCAGATCGTTCCTGTACATCGTGCGACCTTGGCGCCGACCTCCGCGCCGCCCTCAAGGAGCGAGCGTGATGGCTGAGCCGCGCTGCACCTGCCCGCCAGCGCGCGACTGCGTAGCGCACAACTGCCGCTACTGCGAAGGCGTGACGATGCGCTGGTACGACGGCCCTGTGTGGCGTCCCTGCCACTACTGCGGCACGACCGGCACCGACCACACGTCGCCCTGCTGGATCGAGTGGCCCACCGCTTCAGGGCCGTACACCTCGTCCTGCACAACGCCCGTGGCGTGGGCGGCGAAGTATTGCCGAGCCGTGGACTGCCGCAAGCGGACGCAGCAAGGAGTGCTGCCGCTGGAGACGGCCCCGTGAGCAACGAGCAACGCGTTGGTGGGCTGATCCGCACGATGGTCACGAAATGCCCAATGTCTGCGTCGGCTGTCTCATGCTCGACCCTGACCTGACGCCGCACCAGAACATGACCGAAGCCTACGAGCTGGGCTATCACGACGGCGCTGGGCACCCGGACGGGCCAGGACCGTGCCCCAAGTGCTACCCGCCATCACCCGGCGTGAGCCGCGATCTTGCGATGCTGGGGCGCGAGGCGTGAGGCGCCGCGGCGCGCGCAGCTCCTCGCCATGATCGCCGAGAGAGGCGAGATTCACCTACACCAGGTTCAGTCGACTTCGCGCTTCATGGCCTGGGTAGCGAGGCAGAGAAGGACGAAGCTCTGCGCTGACCCCGAGCGCTGCCTGCGGCTCACGCTCAAGGTGGCGGGACGGTGAGGCCGTACTACGAGGATGCCGATGGCATGGGCACGCTCTACCAGGGCGACGTGCTGGCGACGTTGGCCGGCCTCGACGCCGAGAGCGTGTCCTGCTGCGTCACGTCGCCGCCCTACTGGAGCCTTCGCAAGTATGACGCGGAGGATGTGACGTGGGGCGGTGAGGCGGGGTGCGAGCATGAATGGGCACAACAGCATCACGATCCACACCCTGGCCAAGTAGCGGATTCGATGCACCCACCTTCAAAAGAACAGATGGCACAAGGACGCGTCCACGAAACCGCCACCTGCGCCCGCTGTGGCGCGTGGCGCGGGCAGTTTGGCCTCGAACCCACGCCGGAGCTTTACGTCGAGCACACGCTAACCGTGCTGCGCGCTATCCGGCGCGTGCTCCGGCCCGATGGCGTCGTGTGGTGGAACATCGGGGATGGGTACTCTGGCTCTTGGGGCAATTTCGGCGCTCGTGATGGGCAGCAGCGAACGCTCCGCAAGGAACGCTACCCGCGCGACGCCTGGGAGGACAATAAGGGGCGCCCGCCGAGTGCTGATGGGCACGCGACCCTCAAGCCCAAAGACCTCGTGCTGATGCCGCAGCGCGTCGCGCTCGCCGCGCAAGCGGACGGCTGGTGGGTGCGCTCGATGATCGTGTGGGCGAAGCCGAACGCGATGCCGGAGAGCGTCAAGGATCGCCCGACCGACGCTCACGAATACGTCATTATGCTGACGCGCTCGGCGAGATATTTCTACGACCAGGAGGCGGTGCGCGAAGGGCTGGCTGAAAGCACCTTGAATGATGGCACCAAGACGTTCGTGAACCATACGACAGGCCGCAACCTCCGTTCTGTCTGGACGTTCCCGACGGCGCAGACGCCGGAGGCCCACTTCGCAACTTTTCCGACTGAACTCCCCCGCCGCTGCATCGAGGCATCGTGCCCGAAGGAAATCTGCTCAGCGTGCGGCAAGGCGCGCGTGCGGGTGGTGGAACGTAAGGGTCTGGCCGAACATCCCGCACCTTGTTGCGGACGTTTCGGTTCGCCCGTGCAGTCCGCGACTCGACGCTCGGCCTGGGCCGACTACGACGGCAGCGACGGCTATGGTCGCTGATGACGAGACCATCGGCTACACCGATTGCGGCTGCGGCGCGCCGTTCGTCCCTGGCGTCGTCCTCGATCCGTTCGCCGGTGTGGGTACCTCGCTTTACGTTGCGCGCCAACTCGGGCGGCGCTACGTCGGTATCGAGCTGTCGGAGCCCTACGCTGCGATGGCGGCCGAGAAGCTGCGGCGCTGGTGGGACGCGCCCAGCGTGACGGAGCGTGCGGCACCGGACGCCCAGGCGGTGCTGCTGTGAGCGACTGGAAGGTGCGCTGTGAGCAGTGTGGGCATGAGAACGACCTGCCCGAGACGATGAAGCGCTCGATTATCAAGATATATGAGGCGGCGACGGGCAAGGTGCTGCTGCCGGAGCCCGGCGCCCGGCACAAGCGCAGGGAGATGACGCCATTCGGGCGGGACCGCTTCCAGGCGCTCTGCGGCTACCAGAGCAGGACGGCAGGGGAGCTGCATTGGAGCTGCGTGACCTGCCGGCAGTGCTTGGAGCGGCGGCGGTGACGCCGTACTTCCAGGATGACGCGGTCACGATCTACTTGGGCGATTGCCGAGAGGTGTTGCCGACGCTGGGCCCGGTGGACTTGGTGCTGACCGACCCGCCGTTCTATCTTCCAGCCCGCATTTCTGCAAGTCGCCGCGAGTGGCCCAGGAGCATCGGCAATCTCGGCGTCATGTTTAGCTACTTCAGTGATCGATTCAGTGAGCTGCGAGCAATGCTGCGCTCCACAGGGGCGTTCTATTCGTTCAGTGATAGCGTGTCCTACGCCGTGTTCGTAGCGATCTGCTATCCCTTGTTTGATCGAACACAGGCGGTGGTGTGGGACAAGAAGGTCGGTGGGATGGGCAATGGCTGGCGGCATTCCAACGAACTGATTTTGCACGGGGCGCTGACTGAGACGGCATACGCCGATGGCTTTAGGCGTGATGTCATCGCGGAGCCGCCGCCGGTGCCTTCCAGTAAGCGGCTGGCCGCATCCCAGAAGCCGCTGCCACTGATCACTGCGCTAATCAGTGCCCATCCTACTGGCCTCATCCTCGATCCCTTCATGGGCTCCGGCACAACACTGCGCGCTGCGAAGGACTTAGGCCGCAAGGCCATCGGCATCGAGATCGAGGAACGCTACTGCGAGATCGCAGCCAAGCGGATGAGCCAAGGAGTGCTGCTGTGACGCTCTCCATGGAGAGACGCCAAGGCGCAGAGGAGCGCCACGCCACACGCTTCCGGCCGGGGCCGGCGGGTGGTAGAATGGTAGTAGGTGAGAACGTCGGGCACGGAGATCGTGTCCCCTGCTATAGTAGCCAAGCCCCCATCGATACCCGGCGTTCTCACCAAACACCGGTCTCTGTCGGTGGGGGCTTTGCTGTTATGGAGGGAGCCACATGACGAATACGACGACGTTCAAGTACCAGGAGTACCTAGCAAGCCGAGAGTGGGCGGAGAAACGAGAAGCCGTCCGAGAGCGCTCAGGCGACCGGTGCGAGCGCTGCGGTGGGCCACAGCAGGCCGTCCACCATCTGACGTATGAGCGGATCGGCCACGAGCTGCTGGAGGACTTGCAGGCGGTGTGCGATCCCTGCCACGAGTACCTGTCGGCGAAGCGGGAGGATGATCCAGCAGCTCACCCCCATCCTCGCCTATTCAGTCTGATGAATCGTGAGGGTTGGTCACGTGGCGCCTGCTTTCTTCTTGGCATCGCCCTCTCCAGAGTAGACACCAAGCGCACGGAGGAGCTGTGGGAATACATGCTGCTTCACGATTCACGATTCATAGAGTTAGAGGATGCGTTCTTGGGGTACGCCGATTCCCTCGCTGGCGACCAATACTTTGCGAGGTTGCCTGCATGACGTGGGCACGGCTGGACGACCGCTTCCCTGAGCACCCGAAGGTTGTCGGCCTCTCCGATGCCGCCTTCCGCCTGCATATCAAAGCGCTCTGCTACGTCGCTCGCAACAGAACCGACGGGCACTTGCCCAACGCTGTGCCGCGTTCACTTGGTGGTATGCCGCGTCAGGTGGCCGAGCTGCTGAGCGCTGCTGTGTGGGAAAAGAACGGCGACGCTTGGATCATCCACGACTACCTGGATTACAACCCTAGCCGGGCCGAGCTCGCGGAGATGGCGGCTAAAAAGGCGAAGGCTGGTGCCAAGGGCGCTGCTAGGCGGTGGGGATAGCAAATGGATAGCAGACATGATGGCAGGTGCTATGGCAGATGGATAGGTAGGCCATGGCCACACCCATTAACGTTAACAGCCCACACTTCGAAGGGGATCGTAGATCAGCGTAAGAAACATGATCTAGAGACAACGACAGACGGTCTTGTCCGTTGTCTCACCTGGAGGTTGCCATGACTTCTGCATTCGACCTGTGCGTCGAGACGTTCGGCAAGGTACCCGCTTCTTGGAAGGACAGGCTTCTTTCCCTTGAGGAGCACTACGCCGAGTCTGAGCTGACGTTCGCGTTCGCAGAGGCGAAGCGCCGCGAGGCGAAAGACCTCAAGTACGTCGAGGGCATCTTGAAGAACCGCCGTGCTGAGACAGGCGGTAAGGTCGGCACGGATTGGGAGCGCGAAACGGAGTCGTGGAAGCACTCGCCGCACGTCCACGTCCTCACCAGGAACGACGGCTACTCCGGGACGGCGCCGGAGGTTTCGCGTGAAGAAATCGCAGGAATGGCAATCGAATCCTTGCGCTGGTGGAGCGCTCAACCCGCGTGCCTTCTCAACGAAAAAAACGTGGCACTTGTTGCCGAGGAACTTGCACGATATGACGCAGCCCGAGGTTAGGGTCAAGCTCCCGGCCAGCGACCGCTTGGCGCTGTTCTGGTGCCGCCGCTGCATGCGTGCCACGCCCCACGACACCAGGCGCATCGACTCGCCTTCGGAAAAGCACGGCGGCCGTGACGCTATCGGTCGCTGCTCGAAATGTGGCCGCCGCAACGCTGGGATGCTGCCGCCAACGAAGGCCTGGCGTGAGGAGAGGAGCGGGGCATGAGGTTCGCTGATGCTGGCCGGACGTGGCGTACAGCGCGTGGTAGACTAGGACGATGACGAGAGACACGACCCTTAGTTTTCTCGGCGGGATGTTGACTGGCGCAGTGATCGCGGTGGGCGGCATCACGGCGGGCTTCATCGTGGGTGGCTTCTGATGCCTGCTGACCTCGCTCTCGTAGGCGCCCTGATACGCATCCTACAGGCGGTGTTCTTCCAGCGCCCCATCGCACCGCTCGACGCCACGCGCGTCCACGGCTGGTTGCACACGCTGGGCATCGAGTTCGGGACGAAGACGTGATGCCCACTGCCCCACTCCGTCCATGCACCGAGAGCGGCTGCCCTACCCTCACCAGCGGCCCACGTTGCGACGCACACGAGACGCAGCACCAGCGGCGCTACGACCGCGCACGTGGGACAGCTGCACAACGAGGGTACGACGCGCATCATCGTCAATGGCGCGCGGCAGTCCTTGCGCGAGACCCGCTGTGCCGCGACTGTGCGGCCTTGGGGCGCAGAACCCTATCTACCGTAGCCGACCACATCATCCCACTGCGCCGTGGCGGTACATGGGCGCTAGAGAACGGTGCTGGCATGTGCCTCTCGCATCACAATGCAAAAACTCGGCGCGAACAAATGACGATGGCGAACATGGGAGGGGGATGAAAAACTTGATGACGCCAACCCTCCAGAACCGCCCGCTACCCTCGCGCGCGTCGCCGAAAGTTAATCTCTGATGGGAAAACGCGGCCCAGCGCCGAAGCCGACTGCCATCCGTGTGCTGGAAGGCAACGCGGGCAAGATCGCGATCAACGAACACGAGCCGGAACCACTGACCGGCATCCCTTCTCGCCCGGTGTGGCTCTCGGAGCGCGCCGAGCAACACTGGGACGAACTCGTACCACAGCTCGATTACATGCGTGTCCTGACGCAGGCCGATATGACGGCGCTCGGCCTGCTCTGCGATGCGCTTGGCGAGTGGCGAGAGAAGCGCGACACGAACTCGCGCGAGGCGGCGGAAGCGATGCGCCGCGCCATGTCGCTGATGGGTCGATTCGGGCTCACGCCAGCGGACCGGACGAAGATCGCAGCGACGCCGAAAGAGAAGCCGGAGGGCTTGGACGCGCTCAGGAAACGGAGCAAGGGCGCGTGACGTATCCAGGCCAGATCGAAAGGCCACTTGAGGCGGCTGCCCTGCGATATCTCGGTAAGACCTATCAGCAAATTGCCGATCACTTCGGGTTCCGCTCCCGTGAGTGGGCGCGTCTGCTTGTTGCAAAGGGGGCGAGGCGACGCCGCAACCGGGAGAGGAAACAGCCGTGACCATCGCCCCGCCCCGCCGCAAGCGCAAGGCCCCGCCCGCTGACCCCACCACCGCCTACGCTCGCGCCGTTATCGCGGGCGAGATCGTCACGGGCCAGCTCGTGCGCCAAGCGTGCGAGCGCCACATCGCCGATCTAGAGCGCGCCGATCTGCGCTTCGACGTGGCCGATGCCGGTCGTGCTATCGCCTTCTTTGCAGAGCTGAAGCAGCATAAAGGACGTTGGGCGGGTAAGTCGCTCACGCTTCAACCGTGGCAGGCATTCGTTGTCGGCTCGATCATAGGCTGGAAGCTCCCCCCAGATGGCCGTCTTCGCCGCTTCCGGCATGGCTATGTCAGCGTCGCGCGAAAGAACGGCAAGTCTACGACCGCCGCTGGCCTCGCGCTGTTCCTGTTGGACTTCGACGAAGAGCCAGGCGCGGAGATTTACGCGGCTGCGACGCAACGCGCGCAGGCGCGTATCTGCTGGGAAGAGGCGGCTTGGATGGTGCGGAACAGCGCCGACCTCAAGGCGCGCATCCGAATCATCGATTCCCGGGCGAACATGCACGTCATGGAGACGGCCTCGAAGTTCGAGGCGCTGGGCAAGGACATGGACTCGCTCGACGGGAAGAACGTCCACGCCGGCGTCCTTGACGAGCTGCACGCACACCCCAACCGCGAGGTCGTCGACGCGCTGGAGAAGGGCACCGGCGCCCGCGAGCAACCGCTGATCTTCTACATCACGACGGCGGGCCTGGAGCGCGAGTCGATCTACTCCGAGACCGACGACTACGCGCGGCGCATCATGGACGGCTCGGTCGAGAACGATACCTGGTTCGTCTATTTGGCGACCCTGGACGCCGAAGACAACTGGCAGGACGCCGCCAACTACATCAAGGCCAACCCATCGCTCGGCGTCACGCTCCGCCCCGAAGACCTGGAGCAGGAGCGGGACGAAGCGATGGAGAAACCTGGCATGGTCAACACCTTCAAGCGCAAGCGGCTGAACATGCGGACGGGGCAGTTCTCGGCGCGCTTCACGCCAGAGAGCTGGGACGCCTGCCGCGCCCCGTTCGAGCCGGACGAACTTGTTGGGCGCGAGTGCTACGCCGGCCTCGACCTCGCCTCGACAACCGACGTGGCCGCGTTCGTGCTGGTCTTCCCCGACCCCGAGGGAGACTACGTGCTCCCCTACTTCTGGGTGCCGGAGCAGGCGAGCGCGCGCCGCTGGGAGCGCGAGGGCGTGGCTTACCCCGAGTGGATCGCGGGCGGGTACATCAAGGCGACCGAAGGCAACATCACCGACTACGACGTGATCCGCGAGGACATCCGCGAGCTGGCCGAGCGCTTCCCCATCAAGGAGATCGCCTACGACAAGTGGAACGCGACGCAGCTCATCACGCAGCTCAAGCAGGATGGGGCGATGTGCGTTCCGATCAGCCAGAATTACGCATCGCTCTCAGCGCCCGCCAAGCACTTTGAGGCGCAGGTCTACGGCCAGAAGCTTCGGCATGACGGCAACCCCGTGTTACGCTGGATGGTGCTCAACGTGGAGTACGTCGAGGACGTGGCTGGCAACGTAAGGCCCGCGCGCGACAAGAGCGCCGACAAGATCGACGGCGTGGCCGCCATCATCGACGCCTACGCGCGCGCGATCGTGTACACTGGCCCGCAGAATAGAGGAATCTCCGTGTATGTTTCGGGTGACGAGGACAGGTGATACGTTGGGCCGCCGAGATCGTGGGCGTACTCGCGCTAGCGGCGGCGGCGGCGCTCTGGTGGCTACCGCTGGGAATCGCGATCTGTGGAGTGTACCTGATCATCGTGGCCCAAGTGGGAGGTGACGAAAATGACAGCCCTGAAGACCGCCGCCCGTAACGCCTTCTCGATCATCAAGGGCGCTACCCCTCCCGACTTCAGCGGCGTCACCGGCCAGATCAATCACCGCACGGGGCCCGCCACACTCTCCGGCCAGAAGATCGACGAGGCGTCGTCTCTCCGCGTAGCCGCGATCTGGATCGCCGTCTCCGTGCTCGCCGACGAACAGGCGTCGCTCGTGATGCGGATCGTTCGCAAGGACGATCAGCAGCGGACGCCCCAGCAGCCGGAGAGCCTAAGGGCGTTGTGGAGTGATGAACCGAACCCCGACCAAACCCACTTCGGCATCGAGGCGACCGAGACGATGAGCATGGCGCTGTGGGGCGCGAGCTACACCATGCTCGGCTGGAATCGCGCTGGCGACCTCGATGTGCGCTGGCCGGTCGACCCCGCCCGCGTGTCGCTGGAACGTCTGGACGGCGGCGGCCTGCGCCTCAAGGCAACTGGACAAGGGGAGCTGAACAACCGCCCAGGCGAGCGACCGGAGTTCGCCTACTGCCCGCTCTACACGCTGCCAGGGAGCATCGAGCCGGTGTCGCCGGTACGCATGGCCGCCGAGCTCGCCGGTCTGTCGCTGGCATACCAGGAGACAGCGGCGCGATTGATGGGCCGGGGCTTGAACCCTTCGGCTGTGGTGATGGCCGGGGAGCCAGTTGACGAGGAACAGGCGAAGGCGATTGCAGGGCGGATAGAGGAGGGGCATGGTGGCGCGGGCCGAGCAGGTGGCACGATCGTCCTTGGAGGGCACAATCTCAAGCTCGAACGGCTGACGATGAGCATGGCCGACGCCGAGTTTGTCGCCCAACACGATCTCGTCTTCAAGATGCTGCTGTCGATGTGGCGCATCCCGCCGACCGTGGCCGGCATGGTGGACAAGCCCTCGACGTGGGGCACCGGCGTCGCCGAGTTCTCGCGTGGGCTGGAGCGCTTCACGCTGCGTCCGATCGTGCAACGGCGCCAGTCCGCGCACCACAAGTACATCACCACCTGGGTCGATCCTGCATTGCAGGTGAAGTACCTCTTCGATTCACTCTTGTCGGCGTCGCCGAAGGACCGAGCGGAGATTCAGAAGACGCGCATGATGATGGGCGCCACATCCGTCGAACGGGTGCTTGCTCAGGAAGACGAGCCGCCGTTCGGTGAGGACGAGACAGTCTACTCGCAGCTCGCGCTTGCCACCGACGAAGACCGGCGGCTGCAACGCCTGAAGAGCCAGGCCGAGGCATACGGCGCCCTGATCCGAGCTGGCGTCGAGCCGGACGCTGCGGCGACTGAGACAGGCTTCGACCCGTCGCTACTCACCCACACCGGCCTAGCGCCCGTGACCGTACAGCCTGAAGGAGGCGAAGGATGATCCCGTTCGCTGTCACCATCGAGGGCCTCGACTACGCGCCTGCGTTTTGGGCGCTCGCTGTCACCGAGGACAAGCTGCTCTCGGCGGACGAAAATGGCGCGCTCGTCTGGTACCCACTCGCGGACTGCAAGCTCGCCAGCATCGTGTCGCCGGACGCGCCCAAGCCGGTAATCGTTGTGCAGCCGCCGAGCAACGGCGTGATCGCTCTGCCGAATCGCGCGGCGCGGAGACGACTGGAGCGAGACGGTCTTTGAATCCAGGCGATATGGCTCGCGCTATCGAGACGCCCTGGCGGTCGATCCACTGCCCGAATTGCGGGCGGAGGCTGGAGGAGCTGGCGGGCGCGGCGCGGATCAAGTGCCGTTCGTGCGGCGTCGTCGTCACGGCAGAGACGGCGGGCGAGTACATCACGGTTCAGGCGTGCTTGACAACGGCTCGCGCTAGGCCGTAAACTAGCGCTCAGGAACAACCGAATAGCTCTACGGCCCGCACGGCCATACGGCCACGCAATCACTCTAACGGCCCTCCGAGTGACGGAAGGGCCGTTTCTCTTTGTTCGACAAGCGCCTCGCGGCATTCGCTCGCAACAGTGCTCCGCCGCGCCCTTGGTACAGCGTACGCAACCTCGCTGACGGCGAGGCCGAGCTGTTCATCTACGACTACATCGGCTTCGACCCGTTCTTCGGCGGCGTCGGGGCCGCTGACTTCGTGCGCGACCTCCGCGCGATCAACGCCAGCAAAATCCTTCTCCGCATCAACAGTCCGGGCGGTGACATCTCCGAGGCGGTGACGATCCGCAACGCGCTGATCGAGCATCCCGCCGAGATCGAGACGCACGTCGACGGCCTTGCCGCATCCTCCGCCTCATGGGTGGGGCTGGGCGACTGGCCGATGATCATGTCGCCACACGCGATGATGATGATCCACGAACCGTGGTTCATGGTTGGCGGCGACGCCGAGTACCTCCGCAAGCAGAGCGATGTCCTGGACAAGTTCGGCGCTGACATCGCCAAGATGTACGTCGAGAAGGCGGGCGGCGAGCTGGACACCTGGCGCGCCGCGATGCGCGAAGAGACGTGGTACTCCGACGAAGAGGCGGTCGCCGCTGGCCTCGCGGATGAGGTCGCCACACAGGAAGCGCCCGCCACCGAGAACCGCTACGACCCCGGCATCCTCGCGATGTTCCAGCACACCCCTGAACACCTGACGCGCAACACCAAACCGCAGCCAACGCCGCAACCGAGGGCGGCAGATCATCCGCCGGAGCTGGTACGAGCGCGGCTCGTCTCCCAGCGCAACGAAGCACGCCGACTCGGCGTGCCAGTGTAGAGGAGGACAAACGCAATGCCACTCATGCCTTTGCTACTCGCCATGCTGAGGCAACCGTTCCATGCTGTATCGAAGCCGACGCTTCAGGCTTGGGCGCGGTTCCGTCGCGGCTCCGGCCGCCGCTTGGTGCACGCACTCGCGAGCGAGTTCGGCGCCCTCACCATCAAGGTAGATCGCAAGGAAGATGTCGAGGCGCTAAGCAGGGAGCACCTGCGAACCGCTATCGACGAACGCTCGGAGGTGCTGCACAACATCTTCGAGGAGGCGGGCGCAGACCTGGACGCCTCGAAGGTGAAGATCATCGAGGTCAAGGATGGTGTCGAGCTGGCACAGCAGGTCAACGCTCGTAACGAAGAGCTGAACTGGCTGGGCGAGCGACAGCAGCACTTCGACGCGCTGGACGCGGTAAACCGCTCGAACGAAGAGCGGCGACGCCAGCCCGCGGGCGCAGACCCGAACAACTGGGCTCCGACAGGCAGCCGTCCTGCCGACCAGCCGCCCCGCCACAAGTCGCTGGGCGAGGTGTTCGTCGAGTCTGAGCTTTATCAGAAGGCGAAGGATCACCAGGACGCGCGGATGGATGGTGGCCACGTCTCGCAGTTCCTGCCACGCCCGATCAACGCGGAGTTTCTGACTACCGCTGGCTGGGCGCCGGAATCGCTGCGCACGGGCCGCCTGGTGCTCGACGAGCAGCGCGAGATCGAAGTCACCGACGTGCTCCCTGCCATCCCGACCACGCAGGCGGCAGTGGTGTACATGGAGGAGACGACGTTCACGAACGCCGCCGCTGAACGCGCCGAGTCCGCCGCTTACGCGGAATCGACGCTGGCCTTGACCGAGCGTTCGCAAACGGTGCGCTCGGTGGGCACAAGCATCCCCGTCTCGGATGAACAACTCGCCGATGTCGTCGGTGTTCGCGCCTATCTCGATAGCCGTCTGGGCTTCATGGTGCGACAGCGCCTCGACTCGCAAATCCTTGTTGGCAACGGCACAGCGCCGAACCTACTGGGGACGCTTAACGTCTCGGGCATCAACACCCAGGCGCTCGGTGCGGATACGCGCCCAGACGCCATCTACAAGGGCATCAAGGCCGCGCGCGTGACTGGTCGGGCGGAGCCCAACGTAGTCATCATCCACCCGAACGACTGGGAGCCGATCCGGCTCCTGAAGACCACGGACGGCGTCTACATCTGGGGCGCACCATCAGACACGGGCGTGATGCGCATCTGGGGGCTGCCCGTCATTGCGACGACCGCTGTCACTGAAGGCACGGCGATTGCGGGAGACTACGCCCGCTTCTCTGCTCTGCATGTCCGGCAGGGCCTGGAAGTCCTCACGGGCTTCGTCAACGACGACTTCCTCGACGGACGGCAGACGGTTCGCGCTGGATTGCGTGTCGCGGTCGTTCACTACCGGCCTTCGGCGTTCACACAGATCACGGGACTGTAGCCGAGCGGCGTAAGGAGGAATAGCCAATGGCCACGATTCTCAAGCCCGCTGTCGAACCCCAATCCGCTGGCGCTCCATCGCCGGAATTGTTCGTGGTGACGCTACTTACGTCGCAAGAGGTGAAGGCGCTCGCCGCCACGAACATCGATCTCGTACCTGCGCCCGGCGCTGGCCTGGCGCTCGTGCCGACGAAGGTTGTCTATTCGCTCGACCGGAACGCGGCGTATGACGACGCGGCGGCGGATGGCAACCTGATCCTCGCCTACAAGACGACGCAGACCGCGCTGATCACCACGGAGGCGGACACGTTCATTGACGCCGCCGCTGACCGCGCGACATGCGAATGGATGCCCGTCGCTGACTTTGTGCCGGAGGCGAACACCGCCATCGTGATCGACAACGATGGCCCGGAGTTCACTGGCGATGCCACGAACCTGAATACGCTCAAGATCACGGTGTATTACATCGTCGTACCGATGACGTAGAGTCCGCCGACGGCGGACAGGAGGAACGTACATGGCTGCACAAGACGTAGCACTGAAGCACGGGAAGTTCTATGACGCCGCTATCGACGCGCGCCTGTTCCACGCGGCGACGGCTGCGGCGGGCGTCGCGCCTGGCACCGCCATCGGCACGACCGCCGCGTTCTCGTTGCACAACCCGTTCGGGTCGGGCGTTGACATCGCCATCGTGATCGCAGCGGCAGGCTACATCTCAGGCACGCTGGGCGCGGGCACGATCTGGCACCTGGTCAACGACGATCCCGCCGCCGCCGCCCCGACCGGCACCGCGATTGCGGAACTTACTGGTCGGTTGACTGGCACCGCTCCGAAGGGAGTGGCGCTCACGACCGCCACGCTCGCTGCCACCCCGAAGATCATCCGTCCGTTTGGCTCGCTGCAAGCGTCGCTTGCCTCGACAGCGGTCGCGCCGTGGCAGTTGTACGAGGAAGTCGGCGGGGGGATCGTCCTGCCGCCTGGCTGCACCTACTCGCTGCACTCGACGGCTGCGGCCGGTACCACCCCGCTCGTCGCCTTCGGCGTGAGTTGGGAAGAGATCACAATCGGCGCTGACTAGCCGACTGTCACGGAGGACGCTATGGCACTGAACATCGAAGAGCTACGCAAGCCGCGCGATGGCGCGATGTACGTCTCGCCGGAACGTCTCTGTCTCACGGCTGACGGCGAACTGTGCTCAGAGGACGACCCGAAGGCGGTCAAGCTGCTTGTTGGCAAGGGCGGGGAAATCTCGACCGCCGACGCCACGAAGTACGGCCTGATCGCCGACAGTGAGCCACAGGCTGCTGCTACGCCCGTAGAAGCGCCAGAGGCGACGGAAGAGCCCAGCGAGGCCGAGACACTGGCCAGCGAGCCCGAAGAGGAGACGGCGGCTGCCGAGAAGCGCAGCCGCCGGAGATAGGCCGCTCGGATGCCGGCGCCCGCGCTCAGCGTCAAGATCATCGGTCTCGACAAGTGGGAGCGTCGCCTAAAAGGGCTGCCCGCGAAGATCGAGAACAAGTGTCTGCGGAAGGCGCTCCGCGTCACGGCGAACAAAGCCAAGGCGCGCATCAAGCCAGCGACACCAACATTGACCGGCGCAGCCCGGCGCAGCCTCAAGGTGAGCGTTCGCGTCGGACGCGGGCGAGCTCTTGCCAAGGTCGCCTACAAGGGCAAGCCCAGCTTCTACATGCGGCTCTACGACCAGGGCAGCAAGCGCCAACGCGCGCGGCCCTACTACAAGGCTGCGACGGCGGGACTCCAGGCCGAGATGGAGACTGAGTTCTTGACCGCGCTCAAGGAAGCCGTGGAGGCGAACGCCTAGCGTGGCTAAGAATCTTTACGCCGACGTGGTCGCCTTCCGGCGCTACTTCATGCACGAGAGCGCGCTTGATACCGGCGATGCTGCTGAGGTCGAGCGCGTGCTGGAAGGGGCATCGCGCCGCGTCGAAGGGCACATCCTGCGCCACGTCTTCAGCGAGACCAAGACGGTCGTGCTAGACGGGAGCGGTTGCCGCACGCTCCGAATCCCTGATCTGTTGAGCGCGACTTCGATCAAGCTCGACGAGGACGGCAACCGCACGTTCGAGCTTGTGCTGGACGCTGCGACCGACTACTACCTGACGCGCGATGGCTACGAGGACGAGAGTGCCCTACCAGCGACGATGCTTGTGTTGGATGCCATCAATGGGCAGCGCTCGGCCTTCTCATGCCAACGGCGTCTCGTGGAGATCGTGGGGCGCTTCGGCTTCACCGAGCTCACGGAGACTGTCGAAGCGTCAGGTACCGCAATCACCGGTACGCTGGCCGACGCTGTCGATCTCACGCTTGCCGTGAGCGCCGCTGCTGACCTCGCCATCGGTCAGACGCTCAAGCTGGAGAACGAGCAGGTCTACATCTCCGGCGGCTCCGCGTCGCCGTTCACCGTGGTGCGCGGCGTGAATGGGACGACCGCAGCCGGGCACGCCGCCGTCGCCGTGAACCGCTACGTCTACCCGCCGGAGATCCGCCAGGCGACGATGATTCTCGCTGGCCGGACGTGGGCGCGGCGTGAGTCGGCCTACTCGAATGCGATCTCCAACCCTGTCATCGGGCAGGTCGAGGTCTGGCGGGCCATAGACCCGGATGTGATGGCCTTGCTCGCGCCTTTTGTGCGCGGAGATCGGCTGGTGGCCTAGTGGACCCGCTGCGCTCCTGTCACTGGACGTTCGACGGCATCGCTTCCGAGCGTCCGGGCGAGTACCAGCTCCGGCTCCTGATCAAGGAGCTGGTGCGAGAGATCGGCATGACGCCGATCACGCCGGAGCCCATGATCGTTATCGAGGGCCAGAACTGGCAGGCGTTCCAGGTGATCGCCGAGAGCCACATCAGCATCGAAGGCAAGGGAGACGCGGTGTACTGCGACATCTTCTCCTGCAAGCCCTTCGACGCGGTACGCGCTCACGCCGTCCTGAACGAGCATTTGCGTGTCGAGCGCTGGGAGGTCGCCGAGATCAAGCGCGGCACGCGGGAGCCGGTGGCATGAGCGACCTACAGGAGATCATCGACAAGATTGTCGTCATCCAGGCGGCCATCACGCCGCCTACTGGCGAGAAAGACGTGACCGCCTACGACGAACCGCCGACGTCCGTTCTGCCGTTCCCGTGCTTCATCAACGCGGAGACGAGCGCGGAAGAGATCGGCGTCTGGAACACGAGCGGTCGCACGATCCCCTACCTGATCGACATGCACCTGGTCTTCGCCCAGGCCGACCAGCAGTACAGCGTCCGGTCCCGCCGGGCATGGGTGATCCCCGTGCTCGACGCGTTCGGGCACGATTACACGCTGTCGGGTGCTGCGGGCGTGCAGAAGGCGTTCATCGAGACTATCGAGTTTCACGACAAGCAGAATGGCTATCTGGCCGTTGGCGAGAAGGACTACATCGCGGCGACGTTCAAGCTCCGCGTCATCGTCGAGGAGGCATTCGATTGGAGCCCCTAAGCATCTTGGAGGTGCGCTGATGCGCAAGTTCATCGGACGTGAAGGTTATCAGACGCCGCCGGACGTGCCGGCACGCGATCTCACCGAGGAAGAGTGGTCGCTGTACACGCAGCCGCTCTACCGGCGCGATGGCGCGGGCGAGATCGAGAAGGACGCCGAAGGCAACCCGATCTCTAGGCGCACGCCGCTGATCGTCGAAGGCGACCCGAGCGCCGCGTTCTGGGAGAAGGCGCCCGACCCGAAGCCGGAACGCACACCGCCGACGCCACCGGCGCAAGACGCAGAGAAGGAGGGCTAGGCCATGCCTAAAGGTACGATCTTCATGGCCCGGAAGGTTCAACTAGGGAAGGAATCTACGAAAGGCACATCAGTACCCGCCACCGAGCTGATGCTCGCCGAGGCCGAGCTTGATCTCTCGGGCTACGAAATCTTCCGCAACGCGCACCCGTTCGGCGTGATGGTCGAGAACGCGGGACCGACCGCGCTGCTCAAGGAAGGTGTGGGCGTCAGGCTGCGCTCGGACGGCATCAGCTACGAACAGCTCCCCTGGTACTGGTCGCTTTTCCTCGACGTGGCGACAACCGCGGGCGCGGGGCCGTTCACGCACACCTACGACCCTGGCATCTCGGCGGCATGGGCGCCAGACGCGGCCACGCTCGAAGGACGCTGGACGGACGGCGCGACCAACGAAGACATAGAGGTCGCCTACGTCATGCTCAGCTCGCTCCGGCTCAGGGGCGAAGGGCGCGGCCAGATTGAGGCGGAGGGCGAGGGCTTCGGCCGGCGGCTAGTCGATGTGGCGATCACATCGCTCACGCTGCCCACGACCATCGAGCCGATCCGCATGGCTGACCTCAAGGTCTACGTCAACGATACGTTCGCGCTCGCCGACGTCGACGCCCCGGTAGCCGGCATCCTCACCAATCAGGTCGAGAGCTTCGAGTTGGAGATGGCGAACGGCGTCTTCCCGTGGTGGGGCGCGGATGGCAACCTGTACTTCTCCGAGCACAAGGAGTCGGGCGCGAAGGGCTTCACGCTCCGGCTCAGCGGTCACTACGACTCGACCGCGGGCTCCGGCATGGGGGCGTTCGAGCGCACCAAGGCCGCGGCGCGAACGCTCCGCTACGTCACGCTGGCGTTCACCGGTTCGTCCGGGCGCATCGTGCGCATCGTCCTCGGCTGCCAGCACGAGAACGGCGAGTTCATGCCAGGCGGTCAGTCCGAGGGCATGGACACCGTGGAGCTCAACATGGTGGCGCAGACGGACGGCTCGGCGAAGATCGCCAAGGTCGTCGTCACGAACAACGAAGCGGCGGCGCTGTAGGGGCGCGTGAGCCGACAGCTTGCCCGCCGCAACAGCAGAAAGGAGCGTAGGCGCATGGCACTGGTACACCGCCTCAAGCTCGTCGAGCGCGAGGTGCCGCACGAGCCTGGCAACTTCTTCGCCTTCCGGCGTCTGTCGGGCGACGAGTGGGACGAAGCGACAGCGCAAAGCACCGAAGCCGCGCTCGAAGCCGCCGAGGTAGCGCAGAAGCTCCAGAAGATGATCGAGGGCTTGAGCGCCCAAGAGAAGGCGGAGATTGACGCGGCTCAGGCTGCGCCGACCGACGCGCAGAGGCTCAGTCAGAACAACGCCAGCCCGCGCCTGCTCGTGAAATACGGCCTGGTCGAATGGCGCGGGCCGAACTACACGGACGTTCCCTGCAACGAGACAGAGAAGGCCGACCTCGACCCCGCCTCGCGCGATTGGGCAGCGGTGCAAGTCCTGGAGCTGTGCACCATGTCAGAGGGGGAATCCAGCGGCTCCGTGGCCTCTTCCGTAAATGGGGCGACGGAGCCGGAGCCGTCGGCCTTGGCGACAAGTGGCTCGCTGTCGTAGAGGCGGCTGAGCTGCAAGCGGCGGAGGTGCGCCCGACGCTCGGCGAATGGGGCGCGCTCCCGAACACGGTTAGGCAGGCGATGCCGCTGGTGCGCTTGTGGAGCGCGGAGCTGGAGAAGGAAGCGATTGATCGTGAGGCTAGACGCTAGGAACGGTGGCCGCCTTTCGGAACACGAGTACATGGCGTCTGCCGAAGAAGCCAAGGAACCCGCCGCCCGTCTCCTGGTAGGCGGTGACGAGTTCCCAGCCGTCGGCGGCGCGCTTCGTGATCTCCTTCTGCATTCCGGTCATGCCGTTCGCTCCCATGACGTGATACTCGAACATGTACAGCCTCCTTCTGGCGGGGAGCATATTCTAGCACGGGAGTCAAGGTAGATGGCTTCCAGCGTCGATCTTACTGCCATCATCAAGGCCCGCGATCAGACCAAGGGTGCCTTTAGCAGCGCGAGCAAAGGCGCTGGCGGTCTCGGTAAGCAGTTTGCTGGCCTGGCGCTCGCCGCTGGTGGCGCTGTCGCCGCGTTCGTCTCGTTCAAGCAGCTTTCCGGTGCGGTCAATACCACGCAGGAACTCGGCAAGGAAGTAGCCAAGCTCTCGCGCGAGACCGGCCTCACCAGCAAAGAATCATCACATCTTGTCTTCGCCCTAAAGCAGGTGGGCATGGATGGCGACACGGCTGGTAAGGCGCTCGGCATTTTCGCCAAGAAGGTGAAGGGGCTCGGCGACGCACATCGAGCAGGAACGACCAGCGGCAAGGCGTTCGCCGAGCTGCTCAAGGACGTAGGAGTTCAAGCACTCAACGCCGACGGAAGTATCCAGCCCGTCTCGAAGCTCCTGCCGCAGCTCGCGGACAAGTTCTCCAAGATGCCCGACGGCCTGACCAAGTCGGCGCTAGCGATGCAGCTCTTCGGGAAGTCCGGCAAGGACATGACGAAGCTACTCAACCTTGGCAGCGATGGCCTGCAAGAGATGTCGGACATGGCCGACAAGCTCGGCGTCACACTCACGGCCAAGAACATTGGTCAGATTAGCGCGTACACGAAGGCGCAGCGCGCCATGAAGCAGGCCATCACGGGCGTGAAGCTCCAGATCGGCCTCGCGTTGATGCCTGCGCTCACGCATCTGATGCAGCTCTTTATCAAGCACCAGCCGGAAATACGTGCCTACGTCGCGCAGCTTATTCAGATGGCGCAGGCGTTCCTTGTGAAGGCGGCTCCGGCGATCAAGTTCTTTGCCGACAACTTCAAGACGGGACTGACGACGATCCGGCCCGTGTTCGAGTACATCGCCAAGCACAAACCGCTGCTGATCGCTGCCATCGTCGCCATCGGCGCGGCGATCGTGCTGGCTCTCGGTCCCGTCTCGACAGCGTTTATCGCCATCGGTGCGCTGATCTTCCTGATCGGTTTCTTCCGCAATCACTGGAAGGACGTGCGAGACAAGATCGTTGCCATCGTCCACGACCTACGCGACAAGCTGAAGAACACCTTCAAAGACCTGAAGACGTGGCTTGCGAAGAACTGGAAGGAGATCGTCCTCGCGGCCCTGACGATCCTGTTCCCGCCGGGCGCTGGGCTGTTCGCGCTCGTGACGAACGCGCATGGCGTGCGGGACAAGGTGGTGAACGCCTTCACGTCCATCCCTGGCAAGCTGCTCTTGCTCGTGAAAAAGTTCTTCGATGCGGCGAAGGGGCTGGGGAATGCGATCAAGAACGGCCTACTCTCTGGCCTCAAAGCGGCGGGCGGCATGGTGGCGAGCCTAGCTACCGAAGTGTTCAATGCCCTCAAGGCCGTGATCAACATTGGCATCCAGAAGATCAACGACATCATCCCGAACGATATCGGTTTCAACGTTGGCCCGAAGCACTTCGGCATCGACATACCTGACAACCCGATCCCCAGCCTGGCGAAGGGCGCGGCCTCCGTACCCAAGAACATGCTCGCCATGCTGCACCGAGGCGAGATGGTGATCCCGCAGAAGATCGCCGAAGTCATGCGCCGGATGGCGAAGATGCGCGGCGCGGGCTTCAGCAAGGGCGAGGTTGCGAGCGAACTGGGGCCGCTCCTCATGCACCTCAAGCGACAGATGCTTGCCATCCGCCAGAAAATCCTACGAGAACAGCAGCGCCTCCGCCGTGACGAGCTGATGTCGAAGCACCCTCCGACGCTCCTGCCGCATCCCTCGAAGATTCTCGTACCTGCCCCCGTGGCCGCTCCAGCCTTCGCGGGTGGCGGCGGCGGAGGAGCTGGCGTTTGTGTCGAGATGCACTTCCACGGGCCATTCCTGGGCGATGAGTTCATGGCGCACAAGGTCGCCCGGATCATCGAGCAGCGCCTTCGCAAGGTCGGGAGGCTGGGCTAGTGGCGCTCCCGACGCTGGTCGTCGAGGCGGACTGGGACAACTCTGGCACCTTCGATGGTGGCGTCGAGGACATCACCGCTGACGTTGAGCGCATCCGCATCGCGCGCGGGCGCCAAGGGCCGCTCGGCATCGCTTCTCCGATGACATGCGAGCTTGTTCTCGCGAACGACGATATCCGCTATTCGCCGGAGAACGGCAGTAGCCCGCTCGCCCCGAACGTGAAGCCACGCCGCAAGGTGCGCGTCCGCACCACGGCACCGTTCGCTAAGACGCTCTTCACCGGCCGCCTCGACACTATCAGCGTCGAGGCGGCGCTGGACGCGCGTAAGGCGAACCTGAACTGCGCCGACGAAATGGCGTTCCTGCTCCGCGAACAGGGTGCGATCTATACGCTGCCCACTGGCGACCCCGTGGGCTACCTCGAGCCGGACGCTGCGGGCATCGGCCCGCTCACGGGCGACGCGGTGATCGCGGTGCTGGACGCGGCAGGCTGGCCCGCCGGCGGGGCGAACCGCGTCCTGGACGTGGGCATTTCCGAGCTGGACACCTACTGGGCGGCGGGCGTTGATCCGCTCTCAGCGCTCTCAGCGCTGGTGGACGAAGATCTCGGCTTCGCCTACGTGCGGGGCGACGGGGCGTTCGTCTTCGAGGATCGCAGCCACCGCCATGAGAGCGACCACCTGACCGTACAGGCGACATATAGCGACCTGCCGAGCGCTGCACTCCACTACGACGATCTGGAGACCTACGACTACAACCTGGAGAGCATCTACAACCTCGTCCGGGCGCAGGCGCGGCCACGCAAGAGCACCGCCGGCGTCACGATCTGGCGGTTGCCCATCCCCGCCGACTCCGCTGGTACGCCGAACCCGCCGCGCATCCCGCCCGGCGGCTCCGAGACGTTTATCGCCACGTGGGACAACCCGGCGAGCGGGACGTTCGGAGTGGGCTTCACGGCGAACGGCAACCCTGGTGGCTACGGCCCCGACCTCACTTCGCAGGTAGCATTGGTCGAGGGCACGAAATCCGTCACGCGCTGGCCGAATACGCTCACGAACAACTCCACGCAGGACGCCTACATTACGGCGCTCGCGGTGACGGCGCGGGTCCGCCAGCCCATCGATGAGCCATCAGAGCAGGTTGCCCTCGATGCCAGCTCGCAGACGAGCTACGGCCCGCGCGAGTTCCCCCACGGGCCGCAGTTCATCGGCAAGACGCAGCAGGCGAAGAACTGGGCGAACTACGCGCTGATCATGTACAAGCAGCCGACGACGATGCTCACGCTCGGCTTCGGACCCTACAACGACACGGTGCTGACCGAGATGCTGACACGGGAGCTGTCTGACCGCGTGTTCATCCGCAATACGGAACTCTTCGGCGCGGGCCAGGACAAGACCTATTTCGTCGAGGGCATCGCGCACGAGTACATCTGCGGCGAGAGCGGGCCGAAGGAATGGCGCACGTACCTGACGCTCTCCTACTTCGACAATGCGACCGTCTTCTGGAATCTGGGCACGACGAATCGAGGCGAGCTTGGGCTCGTGACTCGGCTGTTTGGATAGGTGAGAGATGGCATACGTCAACCCGACTGATCAGACCACCGGATATCTGGTACCGGCGGTCGATTACAACCTGAACAACGACAACATCCGCTTCTTGCGAACGCCGCCGCAGGCCCGCGTCTACCACAACGCGAACCAGAGCATCACTACCGCCGTCGAGACGGCGCTCGCGCTCAACAGCGAGCGTTTCGACAACGACGTGATCCACGACACGGTGACAAATAACAGCCGCCTTACCTGCAAGACGGCGGGCAAGTATGCCATCGGCGGGCATATCGAATGGGCGGTGAACGCGACGGGTACGCGCCTGGCGCGCATCCGGCTCAATGGCGCGACGTTCATCGCATCCAGCGACGGCCCTGTGGCGGGGCATGGCACCTACAACATCCGTAACAACGTCATGACGCTCTACGATCTTGCTGTGAACGATTACGTTGAGCTGATGGCCTTCCAGGATTCAGGCGCGGGCCTGAACGTCTTGGTCACGGGCAACCTCTCTCCCGAGTTCTGGATGCAGTTGGTCGGCTAGTGACCGCTCCTACCGTCGCCGCGCTGCTGAAGGCGTTCAAAAAGGCACAGGACGACGCCGAGCGCCTGCGGCACCGCGTCGAGGTGCTGGAGGGCATGACCTCAGCCGCGGGCGACCACGGGAACGCGAGCCATACGCCGGACTTCCAGCCCGCCGGTGGGTACACCAAGGGCCAGATACTCGCTGCCGACGTGACTGGGCTGCTCAACGCGCTAGGCATCAGCACCGATGGCTTCGTCCTCACCCTCGATGCCGCCCAGACACTCGGCGTGAAGTGGGCCGCTGGCGGTGGCGGGCACACCGAAGACCACGACCACGACGGTAGCCCGACCCAGCAGCTCTTGGCGGCCAACACGCATTTGACGCCCGCTACCGACACCCACCACCCGGAGTCCTCGCTACGTAGCTCGGCGGTGACGAAGGCGTCGGTGGACGCCAACCGCTTTACACTTGCGTCGCTGTTCTCACTGGGCGCGGTGAGCACGCCCACGATTGCCACTGGGGACATTACGATCACGGGCGGCAAGTCCGTCCAGGCGGTCTCTCCCGAATCCGGTACTGCCGATGATCTAGACACCATCACGGGCGGGGTAGTGGGCGACCTAATCTTTGTCTTCAACGCGGCGCTCGCTAACGCCATCACGCTTCGTCACAACATCGGCGCCACGGCGAATCGAGTATTGCTGCTCACCGAGCGTAACTTCGTCTTGGACTCAGGGCAGGACGGGGTGTGGCTGTACAAGCCATCTACCTCTGCGCCGTGGATTCAAGTCTCTCACCCGCTGCTAACCGGCACCGTGACGCCGGCTGACGTGGGGACGGCTGCTGCTGTGGGCACGAACAACCGGCTCGCCGACGCCTCGCATGTTCACGCGCACCCTGCCTCGCAGCACGCCTCAGGCGGGGCGCTGGTGCTCTACTCCCGCAAGAAGTACGTCAACGTCCCCGACGCCGCCGTGGGCGTCGCTGTGACGGCGGGGGACGCACAGGGGGCGATCCTTCACTCCGGCCCGAACGGGGAGACGGCTGACGCCCTGGAGGTGGACGCTGAGACGGCACCAGGTGCGTCTGGCCTGCCCGTGACCTGGCAGTATGGAGACACAAATGACATGGACACGGTCGCTTCCTGGACGACCATCGCCACGCTCACGCTGTCCTCTGAGAAGTCGGCGCGGACAACGAGCATGACGAATGCCGCGATACCGGCGAACAGAGTTATCCGTATGAACATCGGCACGATTGTAGGCACGCCGAAAGATGTGACCTCAACGCTCCACACGAAGGAGGCACTGGTGACATGATACCCAACTGGCTCCGCAACTCCTGGCACAACGGCGGGAAGACGTTGATCCTCGCCTTCGCTGCGTTTCTGCTGTCTGTCGTCGTTGCGGGCGGGTTGGCGGCGGTCTACTTCACCCTCGGCGCTCCCCAGCGGGCCAACGTCGTGGACTTCGCCGAGCCGGTGCAGGTCACGCCGAGCGTCGTGCGCGTGGGCGAGACGATCTACACAACGAGCATGATATGCAACAACAGCGACAAGGTACTGGGGGCGTATACGCTGGCTTCCTGGCAACGAGTTGGCCCTGGCATCCAGCTTATATCTGCTGAGCAGTTGAACTTTGTCCTGGAGCCTGGCTGCTTTCCCGTTTCAGGGCAGTTTGAGATACCACCGGAGCTAACTCCGGGCATCTGGATTCGCGTCGGCACGCTGTTCACGACCGAAGGCGACGAAGCGCCAATCGCTGCGCCCTATCGCTCGGAGCGCTTCGAGGTCGTGGAGTAGGTGAGCCGTGCAGACGAACGTAAGGGCTTCAACACTGCAACCAGGCTCCGGCTCCTGGAGATCGACGCTGACAAGGCTGAGACAAAGGGGGAGTACATCCAGAAGCTCTTTATCGGGCTGCTTATCACCATCACGGGAGGCGTCGCCATCGGCGCCATCCTGGCAATGATCCAGCTAGCAGGAAAGGGAGGGACACCATGAACTTCTTCAAGTACGACGTTGACCGGATACAAGAGGCGGTCTGGGCGGGCATTGTCGCGCTCACCGTCTACGTGCCCACCGCCATCGGCACACAGGAGCCGGGCGACTGGCGCGTCTGGGGCCTCGCGCTGCTGGGCGGCGCAGTCCGCGTGTTCCTGGGCGCGGCGTTCTCGGCGTTCGGGAGCAAGGGCGAGTGATCTGCGCCCTGCTGCTGTGGCTGCTCCGCGTGATGTTCGGTGACGTATGGAGAGCGAGCTTCAGTACACGCTGATCTATCTCGCGCTGACGGCCATCGGGATCGGTGTGTGGTGGGCCACAACGAAGGGAGACTGACGTGACTGACGCCGAAGCGATCAAGGTGGCGACCGAGTTCGCGCACGTGATCGGGAACGGCGTGAACTCTTGGAAGCTCTGCGAGGTCTGCCACGAGCCGACGCTGTACAACCGTCACGCGCCGAAGCCGAAGACGTGCGGACGGCTTGTCTGCATGGTCGCAACGAAGGAGACGACGCTGCTATGAAGCTCAGCACGCATTTCGATAGCGCCGAGTTCGCCTCGAAGGATGGCGCATCATTCGACGCAGACGGCTACCCCGTACTCGCCAATCTCACTGTGCTCTGCCGTGACGTGCTGGAGCCGATCTACGCCTACTTCGGCGCAAGCAGCATGGAGATCGTCTCTGGCCACCGGAGCCGCGCGCACAACGCGAGCAAGGATGTTGGTGGTAAGAAGTTCTCGCAGCACATCTACGGGACTGCCGCCGACATTCGCATCACGGGCGTCACGACGACCGAGCTGTACTGCGGTGTCAAGAAGCTACAAGCGGCGGGGCTGCTCCCGCGGCTCAAGGGGCTGGGCTGGTATGGACCGAGCTATCTCAGCATCCACGTAGACGTGGGCGACCTCGCGCCGCCAGAAGCGCGCCGGACAGGGTTCACGCTCTGGCCCGACTCCAACGGCAACTACCCCGACTGCACGGGCGTCAAGTTGCCACCACTACCAGAGGAGGACGAAGTGGACACAGAAGCACGACAACGAATCGCTAAGCTACGCCGTGACATGACGACGGTGAACGACGCGCAGAACAAGATGCTGATCACGCTCGCCGGCGAGCTGCGGCTGAACGCGAAGGACGACGCCGGGCGCGACCGCGTGGACAAAGTGCTCGGCGACATCGCACAGGCGCAGCAAAAGGCCATCGCTGCGCTAGAGGCGGCGGACGATTGACCGCCCTCGACCGGCTGCTCGCCGCGCTCCTGGTGGGCCTGTGCCTGCTGCTGAGGCGCGCGTGATGCTCGAAGACCTCAGCGTGAGCACCGTCCGCACCGCCAACAAATCGACAGATGACGCGCGCGCCGCTAAAGAGTTCATGGTCGCCCAAGACCCCTCGCTTTCGACTCTGCAAGAAGGCGCGTTGGAGCCGCTGTTCGATAGCCCTGATGACAGCGTGTTCTTTGCCGAGACGAACGGTCCAGACGGGCAAGCTGTTCCTACCGCGCTCTGCCGTGTCTGGGTGCGCGGGGATGCAGGGCGCGAAAAGGTGCGGGTGGTGTGGCTCTACCCAACGACGCTCAGCCGAGATGAACTCAAGTCTGTATTCGCCGCCGCGATGCTCGACGCTTTTGCTCGACACCCAGCGTCCGGCCTCTATCTCGTCGAGGCGTTCCTAGCGACTCGGCAGGCTGCGCTCGAATGGCAAGTAGAGTTCCCAGGTTCACAGATCGTAGCGACCGATACTGAGCCGGTGCAGTGGCGCATCTGGCTCGACCGCTTCTCGGACGCGCTCGCGGTCGTGAGGACTTGGACGGAGGTCGCCCCCAGTGGCCGCTAGTATTCAGAATCATTTTGGCCCGAATCGCGCGCATATTCGTCTATATGGATTTCCTCCCACTGGCGTTGGGACGCCAACGATTGTTACACAACACAGCCGTCAATGGATGCGGTTTACGGAAATCAACGGCTGGACGATTACCTACCCCAATCCCCGCATCGCTAACGGCACCCATGCTGTCTGGTTTGGTGGCTACTTTATCTTAGAGACCGCGCTTACTACAGGAACGAACCGCTACATCATCGGGCCCATCAATACAAATGGCTCAGGAAACGACGCTTCCTTCTACCTAATTCTCAACTATAACGCGGGCGCGAACCGGCTTGAACTGCGTGACCTAGCGCTTGGTGTTGTGGCGACTGGATCGAACATCACCGCCGATATCAACACAGTCTACCGCTGGTGGATGAAGTTCGATGGCACAAACATCACGGTCTACCTGAACGGCGCTTCTGATATGACGGTGGCAAAGACAGCGATGCCACTCGCCTCTGCATCGAACAATCAGATGGCGCTCGGCGTTGGAGTAACGCTAGGCGCAGGGATTCTATTACAGCGCGACGTGTTCCGCGTGACCTCCGATGCCAATGACTTCAACATGGCGACCGATGTTCCGGAAACGAAAGGGCTGCCGCCGGATGGCGCTGGCAATTATACCGACTGGACGGGCACAGAAGCGGACTGGGATGACTACGATGGGGCCGAGACACCCGATGACGATACGACGTATATCGAGAAGCTAAATGTTGCGGGGACATTCCGTGAATCGGTTCTGCTCCTCGACCCGTCGCTCGTGAACGCGACCCTCGTTGGCATCGTCGCACGGGGTTGGAATCGGCAGGATGATGCCACAAAGAACACCATCATGCGGCATTTCATTCGGGAAGGTTCGACTGATTCGGCTAACACTGATGCAGTCTCGCACACCGGCACAACGTATATCTCCTCTCAGAGCGTGTGGAATGTACGTGCTGGTGGGGGTGCTTGGACAGAAGCCGGTCTCATTGCGACGGAACTGGGCGTGCAGCGTGTCAACGACTCGACAGCGGGGATACGGGTAAGTGCTGCCTTGGTCGAGTACCTATCGTTTGGTGCGACGCTGGACTATACGATTGCAGCCGCCACCGGCGACCGCCGACGCCTGCTGGCGGCGTGACGCTCATCCTGCTAACCTCCTCTGCATGGTCAAGCCCCGCTCGGTCGCCGACCAGCGGGCGTAGTGGGCCGTCATAGCAATGTCGGCGTGGCCCATCACCGATCGCAGCGCGTCGAGATCTCCGCCGGCCTCCATGAACTGGTTGGCGAACGTCACCCGAAACCGATGTGGGTGGCAGTGCTCAACGCCGGCGCGCTCCCCGAGATGGCGCAGCTTCTCCCAGATCGCCCGCGATGCGAGAGGCTGGCCGATGTACCGGCCTGGGGTATGCTTCTCCGTGGCTGTCCACACCGGCCCCTGTTGGCCGTTCAGGTAGACACGCAGCACGGTCCCGGCCCGGCCCAAAGAAACCCAGCGCTCGCGCATCCCCTTACCGTGGATCAGCCACAGGCCGTCCGGCGTGAGATCGCCTGTGTGCATGGCGATCAGCTCCCCGAGGCGACAGCCGGTGGCGGTGAGCACCATCAGGATCGCGCGCTCCTGGACGGTGCGCGTTGCAGCCATGAGCCGGCGGAGGTCGTCATCTGAGAAGGGGCGGCGCGGCGCGGGGCGCACGCGGGGCGCGTGGAAGCCTGGCAGTGGGTCAGTGACGCCCTCGTAGCGATACCACGCCCTGAGCGCCGACAGGCGGGCTGTGCGGGCAGATGGCGAGGCTGCGAGGACGAAGGACGCTACGTCGAGGTCAGAGCGAAGGAATAACGCGACCTGGTAGCCGTAGGTGCGCGCCGTGGATGCCGCCCTCCCGGCGCTTAGGAGATACCTGCCGAAGCCTTCCGTGGCGAACTGGGCTCGCCCGTTGTCCGTTGCCCCGCCTCATCGCTGAGTTTCCCTACGAACTCTTCCACTGTCATTCCGAGGCCAGCGGCGACGAGGGGGAGATATTGAGCACTGGGGGCTTTCACGTTGTTGCTCAAGCCGTTGTCGATGACCCAGCGAGGGACTCCCCACTCTTCAGCGACGTGCTCGATCACCTTGTCGTTCCCGATGTAATCGGAAAGCAGTCTAGCGTAGGGCTTCATGACTCCCCTTATTCTAGGGCGTCCGCGACGTGGCGTCAACATATTTATTGATAACCTGGGCAGGTTTGCCTAGATTCGTATGTTGACAGAGGGTCAATAAGTTTACTAGAATGGTCGAAGATACCAGCAGGAGGACAACGAACACCAATGCTCGCAACTACAAAGAAAGCTCGCGTTTGCGTGGGGAGTCGGCCCGAACTGAGCCGCCCTCAGTCTAGCACACCTACCGAGGCCACGACCAGCGGCCCCTCGAATCACCGCGCCATCCTGCCCATGTTCTCGCCGATGGCCAGGACGCCGGACAAGAAGTACCGGACGTGTCCCGCGGCCCCTACCTGGACGTGTTCGCCCGCAAGCAGCGGTTCAACTGGGACACCTTCGGCGATGAGGCGTTCAACTTCGGGACGACCGCGCCGGCGGCGGCCTTCGTCGGGGAGGCCAAGTGACCACACAGGCCACGACCAGCGAGGGCAGGACTTCTCGGAGCCATCCGAGCGACAACCGATTCGCCGCCACGGATCAGGTTCGTCCTGCTCTCACTGGTGGGGCTGAGCGTCGTATGGATACGCGTTCGGCCTCGCCAATCCTCCTTGGGTCGCCTGGCCCCCATCCGGTCGGGCGCTCAGACCCTCGCGGGGGCAGCGTGGCATCGGACTCTCATCCCGAACCGCCACCAGCAGCCACGTTGCCCCCGCAACATCTTCGGAGGCGAGCACATGGGAGCGAGAGCTTTTGATGTTGAGCGTCAACCTCGATTGGCCCGCCCTCGCTCCCAGTTGCGCGTCCCCGAAGCGTCGCCATGCGGGGATTGGGGAATCACCAGCCTGTGGCGCGACGGGGCAGCACGATTGGAGGCGAGGCCGACAGTGCACGTAACTCACCCCATGAGGAACGTCTTTGAAGCGATGAGCACAGACACAAAAAGCCGAAGGAGCCCGGACTTGTCATCCAGACCCCTTCGGCAGCTCAGCCTGAGCACACCTCTAGCTACAAAGGAGCATAGACGATGAGTGAACAGAAAGCAACAGCAACGAACGAGACGGCGCAGCACACGCCTGGGCCGTGGAAGACAACCGGCTCCACGAACCTCTGTGGCACAGCCATCGAGGACTGCGCAGAACCACTCACGACGCAGATTTGCAGCGTCAATGACGACGTGGATGAGTGGAAAGAGAACGCCCGCCTGATCGCAGCGGCTCCGGAGATGGCCCGAGACCTGGCCCGCCTGCGCGAGGTGAACGCGGCGCTGTTCGCGGCGCTGGAAGACTCTGCATTTCGGCGGAAGAAGGATGGTGTTCTTTGCTGGTGCTTGCCGCCTACGACCTATCCAGATCATGAGGGCATATGTCAACGCAGTCGTGCAGCCATCGCCCTCGCGCGGCAGGAGGCACCCCGATGATCCTCGCCGAGTACATCGCGCCGGCCTGGCCCTTCTACCTGCTGATCGGCGCTGCGCTGCTGTTCATCGTGCCGCTGCTGCTCTGGCAGTGGTGGCGCGACTTCATGGCGCTCCGGCGAGCGGAGAACGACGCTGCCCTACCGGAGCGCGGCACGCTGGAAGAGCGTAGAGCACGGCTGCGCGAGCTGTGGGAGGAGGACGAACGATGACCCCCGCGACCGGCGCCAACGACCCGCGGCGCGGTAGCTACAACGACCCGCGCCTGGAGTTCCCCGACGGCGGCCAACTCGCCGACGATGCGCGTCAGGAGGAGATGGCTGAGCGGGCATGGCAGAACTATTCCGACGGCGTTGCCTGCGGCTCCTGCTCGGCAATGGGTAGCCTCCATGTTCACGAGGCTATGCAGCAGAGCGATGGAAAGTGGTACATCGGTGCCTGCAAGCTCTGCGCCTGCGAGTCCCGCTACGGCGAGGAACTGTCGATTCCTGATCCCGCCCTCCAGCATCAGAACGCCATGCTGCACCGCGTGGCGTTCTTGGCGGTAGAGGAGGCGCGGCGAATCGTTCTGGCGGAAGGCTGGACAGAATACAACCACCTCGCTCTCCTCGCCCGCAACATTGCCAAGCGCGAACAGCTGCCCGCCACGCCCGACGATGGCGC